GACCTTGGCAACGAAGTTAATTTATTGCTTGCTGACGAGGCTCTTTATGGTACAGGTACTGACGATAGAATTGCGGGCGTTACTGTTGGTGCTATCCAAGGCACAGCATACGCAGCAGGAAGTGAGGCAGACGCAATCAAGACAGGTTTATTGACTTTGTCAAAGCGTGCAAGAAAAGGTGCAAAGGTTTATATCTCTCGCTCAATGTCTTTGGCTATGGTATTTGAAAAAGACAACGAGGGTAGATACCAATTCCCTATTTACAACAATGACGGAATTACATCAATTGCAACCGTTCCTGTTGAAGTTGAGGAAGGATTGGCTGACGGCGACTTTGTTATTGGTAATGCTAAAAATTACAAACTTAACTTTGTTAAAGCAACCGAAATTTATCCTGAACTTCACGGCAAAACAAGAGTTATTGAATACACTGCACATCTTATGGTTGCAGGTAAAGCAGCGCCTAATAAATTCTATTATGGCAAAAAATCTACAACTAATGCCTAGTATTAGTTGTTAATGTGTTTAACGGGTCGCTTATGCAATCCACAATATAAAATTTAGGAGGAATTTATGGCAGTATCAACCGATGTTGACAAAATACTTTATAAATTAGGGTATTACAATAGCGACCCGAATAAAACGCAAGAAATCCAAGGATATATCGACGAGGCTGTTGAGTTTATGAAAGAAAGCGGGATAACCGACGAACAATTAAAAACTCAACGCGCCTATGCGATTAAATCTATTTGGGCGGATTGTCGCGATAGAGGCGACGATAATAACATTATCCGCAAAGACGGTATGATAGTAAGTTTAATATCACAATTAAGAAGGTCGAAAAATGGCAACACAACAAACACCTAGAAAGCGAAGAACATTAATAAAATTCGCGATAGAAAAAAGCGTATATACGCAAGGTAAAGGCACAAGTACACAATGGTTGACAATCAAAGTACCAACAGTTAAAGACGAAAACGGCAACATTGTTGAGTACACCGATTGTTTTTATTGTGAGTGGCTTGGAAGTTATGGTGCAACAGCCATAGAGCAACAATCCAAAGGTGCAATTGACACCGCACGCGTACGCTTGCCTTATGTTGCCGAAGTTTTGGAGGCTCTTAAAACAAGAGATGTTAAAATTTATAAAAATGGTAAAACCGACGCACAAAACACCTATCAATTAAATTCGTCAGCAGACAATTATCTTGATAGCAATAAAATGATTGAGTTTCAAGTAAAAAGACGCGAGGAAAAATAATGAAAATAAGAAATTTGGTACAAAACAAGTTGGATAATTTGCTTTTAAAAGACGGAATTATGTCGCACCACATCAGGCGTGTTGAAGTCGATGTAATAACCGACTCTAATGGCAATCAAATAGAAATAAACAACGACGAGTATGTTGTTTATCGTGTTTTACCAAGTAAAAAAAGGATTTATGCGGACGGTAAACCAATTGCAACGCAATATTTTATAGATGTAAGTTACTACTATCATTACAACAAAAATAATTCACAAGTTGATGTGGCGGAAAAAAGAATAAAATCAATTATTGACGAATTTTTAACCGACCCACATTTTAAACTTGCTAACGACCAAAACGATTTACCCGATTTAGACAATCCATATCGTGGCGTAAATATTGAGTTATCTTATATAGGAGTGTAAATATGTCAAAACAAACACCGCTTGAAAACTTATCAAATGAATTAGATGTTATTTTTAAGGATTTTATACACTCGTGTTTTGAAAAAAGACAAGAGGCTTTACAAGCAGGTGCGGAAGTTTACATTGAATTATTAGAAAACGCAGCGCCAAAAGATACGGGCGAATTTGCAAAATCGTTTAAGGTTAAAACAAAATATAAAGACCGACGCTATGTGGGAAACACAAAAACGGTAAGCGGCGGCGGAAAAGACTCAATACCACTATCAAATATTTTAGAGTACGACAAGGAAGGCAAATATTTTGGCTTTATGCGCAACACTTTTAGTGATAACGAGTCAACAATCTTTAATGCTATTAAAAATAAATTAAATAATTAGGAGGATTTACTATGCCTAGTAATGAAAATAAAACCCTTGTAAGGTTTAATATTCAAAATATTAAATATGCAACTATGGACGCGCAAGGAAAATACAACACACCTGTATCATACGGCACAGCAATTAAAATGGCTTTGGAGGCTAATTCTTCAATTAAAGACATTTTTGGCGACGGACGCAGAATTTGCTCAATCGTAAATGATAAAGGTAAAACAGGTACAATGACAACCAATAACATTAGCGACGATTACGAAGTTGCTATGGGTCGTAAAATTGTTACGGCTGTTGGACTTGCTGACATACAGCAAAGAAAAAATGTTGTACACGCAATTTACTTTGAAACTAGCGGGCTAAAAGGCGACGGCTCAATGCCTTTGTCTAAAACTTGGTTGTTTGGTGTTACATCTTCAAGACCAAGTGAGTCATACGACCAAAACACCGACGATGTCAACGAGTCAAGTTTTGATACACCATTGGTTATTAGTGGTACAAACTTATTAAAAGCAGACGATACAAAGTTTGTTGACGATAAAGGCAATGAGGTTTTGGTATGGCAATTAACCGTTACACCTGACGACGAAAACTTTGCAACATTTGGCGACGCCGTTGTGTTACCTAAAATGCCTACCGTAGCGGAGGAATAAAATGTTAAATACAAAATTACCAATTGTTAAAAAATCATTTGACGAAACAACACAAAAATTAAATGTGGTACAAGAAGAAATCGAAGTGTCGGTTGATACTTCACTTTTTGCCGAGGAGCGTTGGGAGGCTAACTTCCCAATCAATGCAAAAAAAGAAACTTTATTTGCCTACATTGAAAGAGTAAAAGACACAGGACTTATTGAAAGCAAGGCAAACATTTTGTCTAATCTTAAAGCCTTATATTGTTTTTTAGAAGGCAAAGATATTGCTGACTTTAAGTCCTTTTGTCAATTATTCGACCTTGCCGAAGGCGAATATCTTAACAAGTTGATTGAAAAAATTAAATTTATCTTTGAATTGGTTTTAAAGAGTAGTACAACAAACTCAAAAAACTAATTGAGCATAGTCAAAAACTAAAACAATTATACGATAAGGTCAAAGCACCTGACGATAATTATAAACGGTTGGCTATGCCCCGTGTTTTAACAATAATGCAAAAATGCGTTGAGCATAAAATACAAGATACTTTGTTAAATAAACTTCATTTTAACGATTTGTATTGTTTACTTTTATCGTTGGATATTGCCAATTTAAGACAATTGATTAAACAACAAAACAAAATGAAAAATAAAAACAAAAATATCAATGTTAAAGATATATCGCAAGAGGAGGCTGTGAAATTCTTAAAAGGAGGACAATAATAAATGGCGACATCAATTAGAGGTTTAACCGTTGAAATTAGCGCCGACGCGTCAAAGTTTAATAAAGCAATGAAAGCGTTAAAAGACGACGCAAAGTCCACACAAAATGAATTAAATGCCCTCCAAAAGAGCCTCGAACTTGAATTTGATAGCAAAAAATTTGAACAGGCACAAAAGAAAATGCAAGAAGTCATTGACTTATCTGCCGAAAAAGCAGATTTTTTGCGTCAAAGATTAAAAGAGTTGGAAGATGTCGGGGCGGCAGATACAACGCATTATCGAAAAATACAAGCCGATTTAGCGCAAGCCGAATTAGAGGCACAAAAACTTCAGCAACAATTTGAAAAATTAAACGCTATGAAGTTTGAAAACCTTGGCAATTCAATTGGCGAGGTTGGCAACAAAATTGCCAATGTCGGTAAAGCATTAACACCAATAAGCGCATTAAGCGCGGGTGCGTTGACGGGCTTGGGCGGTTTAGGAATAAAAGCAGCCGCAACAGGTGCGGAAATTGACGACCTATCAAATCGATTTGGTTTATCTGCCGAAAAAATACAAGAGTGGCAATATTTAGCAATGCAAACGGGTGTTGATGTTGAAGTGTTTAACAAAGCGCTTATCAAGGTGCGTGCAACAATGCTAGATTTAGCGACAGGCACGGAAAATAACGCAACAAAAGCATTGCAATCGCTCGGTTTAAGTATGGAGCAATTTAATTCACAAGAAGAAATGTTTGACGGTGTAATTAATGCCCTTGCAGCAATGGAAGATAAAACATTGCAAGCAGCGTATGCCAATGAAGTATTTGGCGACAAGATTGCGACACAAATGTTACCTTTTTTAAATGCAGGCGAGGAAGAATTGGCGAAGTTTAAAGAAGAATTTTCGTCAATGAGTACATTATCAAGCGAACAGGTAAGCGCACTTGCAACATTAGACGACACTTTTAATTTATTAAAAGAGTCAATCAAAAATGTTGGTTTACAAATCGGTGCGTCATTTGCCCCACTTATCAAAAAAATTGCAGACACATTGCAAAATACATTAATACCAAAATTACAACAATTGGCAGGTTGGTTTAATTCATTAAGTGTTGAACAACAAGAAATGATAGCAAAAGCATTATTATTAGTTGCTGCATTAGCGCCTGTTATTACAATTGTTGGTAAATTAACTTCGGGTGTTGGCAACATAATTAATATGATACCTAAATTAAGCGGTGCGCTATCGTCGCTCGCTGCACACCCTGTTGTACTTATTATTGCAGCAATCGCCGCAATACTTATGGTTTTATATACACAATGCGAGGAATTTAGAGAAAGCATTAACAATCTTGTATCTACCCTTGCAGGTGCATTACAACCTGTATTAGATATTATTATGGGCGTGTTACACACCTTAATTGGTTTACTTACACCAATAATTAATATGCTTGGCGGTATCCTTGCAACAATAATAAATATGTTAGTTGACTCTTTAACACCATTTTTTGAAATGTTGTCGTTAATATTCGAGTTACTAAAACCATTAATAAACATTGCTTTAATACCTTTACAAATGGCATTGACGCAATTACAAATCCCACTACAAATATTGGGTCAATTACTTGGTTGGTTAGCGCCTTTGTTTACCTTCTTTGCAAAGTTGGTACGAGCAGCGTTTCAAGTTGTATTAACCGTAATAAATTTTGTTTTAGGAGCGGTTGAGGACGCTATTAATTGGGTTATTGGAAAAATTAACGGATTAATTGACGGTGTAAATTCTGCCCT